TGCTAGATAAACAGGAGCGTAGTGTTGACTAAAGCACATGCAATAGACTTAGCCGCTGCCAAAAAGGGCGTGGCGAACTTAGAAGATGCTTATAAAGAGAAAGTAGAGACAACTTTAGACCCTTCAGCGTTGGGTCAATCTCTTTTAGAAAAAATGCCTAGTCCTACGGGATGGCGTCTGTTGATTCTCCCATACAAGGGGAAGGGTCAGACAGAAGGCGGCATATATCTACCGGATAAAGTAGTTGAGGAACAATCTGTGTCTACGCAGGTTGGTTATGTCTTGAAGGTCGGGGAACTGGCGTATCAGGATGAGGATAAGTTTCCAGATGGTCCGTGGTGCGCGAAGGGTAATTGGGTAATGTTTGCTCGTTACGCTGGTTCGCGGTTCAAGATCGACGGTGGCGAGGTCCGTATTCTTAATGATGATGAGGTTTTGGCTAAAATCTCTAATCCGGAAGATATTTTGCATTTCTAGGAGAAAAAAATGGCAGAAAACGATCAAATTGAATTAGAACTGGAGGGTTCTGAAGCGACGGAGGTTCAGGTTGAGGCTCCTCCCTCTGATGGGGGAGAGGATCAGTTTGAACAAGCGGAAAACGCTACTCAATCTCGCATAAATCGCCTTACGAAGAAGATGCGTGAGGCGGAGCGGCGTGAAAACGAGGCTTTAAACTACGCAAAGCAGGTTCAGGCGGAAGCTAATTCGTTAAAACAGCGTATGTCTAGTTTGGATAACAGCTACGTTAACGAGTATTCAACGCGTGTGGAGACACAGCTTGCTCAAACTGAGAAAGAAATGGCTCGGGCTATGGAGCTTGGTGATACGCAAGCGGCGGTAGAGGCTCAACGCAAGTTAACGTCTCTTTCTATTGAGAACGACAGGGCTTCTCAGGCTAAAATGCAACAGGAGCGCCAGCGGCAAACCGCGGCTCAACCGCAACAGCAGCAAGTGCAGCAACAGCAGCAGGTTAGACGCCCCGACCGTAAAGCCGAAGAATGGGCAGAACAAAACGAATGGTTTGGTCAAGACGAGGCTATGACTTTTGCTGCTTTTGGTATTCATAAAAAGCTGGTTGAAGACGAAGGGTTTGACCCGCAGAGCGATGACTACTATAATGAACTAGATCAGCGCATTTCGGATAAGTTTAGAGTGCCTGCAAACACTACCAGTAGACGGCCCGCACAGACGGTTGCTGGAGTTTCAAGAAGTACCTCTGGGCGCAGTGGAAAGAAGGTTAGACTCACCCCTAGCCAAGTCGCAATAGCGAAAAAATTGGGTGTGCCACTAAGTGAATACGCGAAATACGTGAAGGATTAAGGCTATGACAGACAGAACTCCTCGCGCTAACAAAACTAGGGAAAAAACGGTTGCGCGTAAGCCGTGGGCTCCCCCGTCTATGCTAGACGCACCACCTGCACCGGATGGATATAAGCATCGTTGGATTCGTTCCGAAACTCGGGGCTTTGACGATACTAAAAACATTAGCGCCAAGATGCGCGAAGGTTGGGAACTTGTTCGTAAGGACGAATATCCTGACTTTGAATCTCCGGTAGTTGAATCAGGTAAATACGAAGGTGTGTTTGGAATTGGCGGTTTGATGCTGGCTCGTATCCCAGAAGAAACAGTTGCGGAAAGAACGGCCTATTTCTCTAATAGAAATAGGGATCAGATGGAAGCAGTTGATTCGGACATGATGCGAGAGAATGCACACTCAACCATGACGATCAATAAACCGGATCGTCAGTCTCGTGTAACCTTTGGTGGACCTAGAAAGAACTAGCTCCTCCTTTACTGGAGAAAGATAATGGCGAATACAGAAACGTCTTATGGTCTTCGTCCGATAAGCAGACAGGGTTCTTCTGTTTCTTCTACGGGCATGACCGAGTATCGTATCGCGTCTGACAACTCTAATCCTATTTTTCAAGGCATGGCGGTTATTCCGTTGGCTGCGGGCGTCATTGACGATCTGCAAGCTGCGGCAGGCGGCAACGTTGCGATTTGTGGGGTTTTTGGCGGATGTGAATACGTCTCAAGCACTACAGGAAAACCAGTGTTTTCTAACTTTTGGCCCGGATCAGGCGCGGACAGCGACTTTCCGGTCAAAGCCTTCTTGTACGACGATCCCAATCAGTTGTTTCGGATTGCAACATCTAATGTTGTGGCTGCGGCAAACACTGAAGCAGAGATTCGTGCTGCGGTTTTTGCAAACATTGCGTTTGCAACAGGTAACAGCGGTTCGACTACTACTGGGTTGTCTTCAGCCACGGCTGACTTGAACACAATCGCAACCACCAACACTTTGGCTCTCAGAATTATGGGTATCTTAGACGATCCCGCTAATAATGATTTCACAAGTGCGGGTATCCCTCTCATTGTTCGTATAAACAACCACTTCAATGCGCCTACAGGCTCTATTGCAGCGGCTACTGTTTCTACGACAGGCGTATAAGGAGCTTAAATTATGGCTATTTCTCGCGCACAACTAGCAAAAGAGCTAGAACCGGGACTAAACGCACTGTTTGGGCTGGAGTATGGACGTTACGAAAACGAGCATAGTGAAATCTTTGAAGAAGAAAGCTCTGATCGGGCGTTCGAAGAAGAAGTTATGCTCGGAGGGTTTGCAACAGCGCCTGTTAAGAGTGAGGGTGGAGCAATTTCTTTTGACGATGCTCAAGAGACTTACACCGCTCGGTACACTCACGAAACCATTGCGCTTGCGTTCTCTATCACAGAGGAAGCAATCGAAGACAATCTTTATGATCGTCTGGCTTCGCGTTACACCAAAGCGTTGGCTCGTTCGATGGCTACAACAAAGCAGATCAAAGCTGCAGCTATCCTAAACAACGCGTTCTCTACTGGTGCTAATGCAATAGGTGACGGCGCAGCATTGTGTTCTTCGGCTCACCCTTCTCTGTCCGGAAACCAAAGAAACTTGCTGTCTACAGCGGCTGATCTTAACGAGACTTCGTTAGAGCAGATGTTAATTGACATTGCAGGGTTTACGGATGAGCGCGGTTTAAAAATCGCGGTTCGTGGTACGAAGCTCATTATTCCAAAAGAGCTTCAGTTTATTGCAGAGCGGGTTATGAACTCTAATCTGCGTAGTGGTACTGCGGACAATGACAACAACGCGATGAAGAACATGGGCATGTTGCCAGAAGGGGCGTCTGTAAATCACTTCCTTACTGACACAGACGCGTTCTTTATTAAAACTGACGCACCTAACGGCTTTAAGTACTTTAACCGTGCTGCGATCAAGACTGCTATGGAAGGCGACTTTGATACGGGCAACATGCGGTTTAAAGCGCGTGAGCGTTACTCGTTTGGTGTATCGGATTGGCGCTGCGTCTTTGGAACCCCCGGAGCGTAAGTCAATCACATCTTTGTGTTTTAAGGGGCAGCTTCGGTTGCCCCTTTCTTTTTTGTATTTACTGCGGTATGGTTCAGCATTCCTGACAGTCACAAGGTGTGGCTGACTTAACCCACGACAGGAGATAATCATGGGTAATTCTACTTTTTCGGGTCCGGTTCGTTCCGAGGGCGGATTCCAAGTCGTTTCCAAGAACGCTACCACGGGCGCAATTACCACTGTTGCAAACACCGCTTCTACGGGGATTGTTACTAATAAGTATGTAAAGCACGTTGGTTTTGCTACTGGAGTTACAGTAAACACTACCGCGGGTGACAGCCCTACGATTGGTGAGTTTACACAACCAGCAAACACAATCATCACAGACATTAAGATTTTTTGTGACACTTCGCCAGTAATCGGCACAGGTGATATTGGTTATGAGGTTGGGACCTCTAGCTCTGGCGCACAGATTGTTGCGGCTCAGACTGATGAAATCTTAGACGGCGGTACAACTGTTGTTGAGCATAACGTAACTGTAACCGCGTTAGTTTTGCAAACTCAGGACGGTACTACTGCTCCGGCTTCGGTTCAATACACCTCGGCAGAACGTACAATCTACTGTAACATTACCAACACGGTTGACGCTACTACTGCGGGTTCGTTTACGTTCATCATTGAGTATGTGCAAATCGCATAAATAGGAGCGTGATATGGCAGATGCTGTAACGTCACAGACACTTATAGACGGCGGCAAACAAGTCGTCATGAAATTTACAAACGTTTCAGATGGAACGGGTGAAAGTGCTGTAACCAAGGTAGATGTTTCTGCGTTAGAAACCAGTGTAGATGGTGACACTTGTACTGGTGTTGTTATTGAGCGCATTTGGTGGCAGTGCATTGGTATGAAAGTCAAGATTTTGTTTGACGCAACTACTGACGCGTTTTGCATTGAGCTTGGTGAGAACCAAAGTGGGGATCACGATTACACTTCTTTTGGCGGCTTAACTAACAACGCGGGCAGCGGGAAGACGGGCGACATTAACTTTACTACGGTGGGTCACACTAGCGCGGACACCTATACGATAATTTTGTACATGCGTAAGAAGTATGACTAAGGGCAAGATGCCTGCGCGAAACAAGAAGAATTTTCGTCCCACTAAATCTGGGGCGGGAATGACGGAAAAAGGTGTAAAAGCCTACAGAGCTAAAAACCCCGGATCGAAGCTTCAAACGGCGGTTACAGGCAAGGTTAAAGCGGGAAGCAAAGACGCCAAGCGGCGCAAGTCTTTTTGTGCGCGGTCCGCGGGTCAGATGAAGAAGTTTCCAAAGGCGGCTAAAGACCCTAATAGTCGGTTACGCCAAGCTAGAAAAAGGTGGAAGTGTTGACATGAAGCGCGATGTTTTTTCAGGTTTATGTGGCGCAGCTTTTTTAGCTTATTTGGGGTGGATGGGCGTCACACTGTTTGAGTTACACACGCTAACGGCACTTCTTTATGCAGATACTGAGGAACTACTTAAAGTTGTTGAGAACAACACAGCTAAAATAAAAGAATTAGCTAAATACTACGATTAAAGGGGAAACCGTTAATGGCATATTCACGTAAGTCCAAAGGTGCGTCCAAGAAATCTAAGGGTAGCAAGATTTGTCCTGCGGGGAAAGCTTGGGCTCAAAGAACTTTTGATACTTATCCCTCGGCATACGCTAATATGGCTGCATCTAAATATTGCAAAGACCCGAACTATGCCAAGGGAGCCAAGGGTAAGAAGAAGGCGTCAGCGTAATGGGTGCTTTAAAAGATTGGGTAGACCAAGATTGGGTTAGGATTGGGACCGATGGAAAGATTAAAGGTAAATGTGGCACTTCAAAAGATAAGAAGAACCCTGATCGATGCTTGCCTCGGTCTAAAGCGGCTTCTCTTTCCCAATCTCAAAGAGCTTCAACGGCTCAGAAGAAAAAACGAGAAGGTTCTAAAGGTAAAACAAACGTCAAAAACACCAAAGCCGCTGAAGTTAAACATGCAAGGTTTGGCGGAGAAATATCCAACCAAAAACAATCCCGCAAGAGGCCCGCGCCGAAAAAAATGAGCGACGGAGGGCAGGTTGCACGAGGATGTGGGATAGTTCTGGCGAAAAATCGTAAAAGAACAAAACTTCCGTACAGAAACTCGGTCATCACATAAGGAGACTAACATGGCTGTTAAGAAAAAGAAGAAGGCAAAAGGTTACGCGGCGGGCGGCAAGGTACGTCGCATGTCTAAAGGCGGAGCAATGGGTGGCAAGATGCCCCGTCGCATGTCTAAAGGCGGAGCGATGGGCGGTAAGATGCCTCCTAAAATGATGGGCGGGGGTGCTTCTATGACGTTGCCTCAACTTAGAGCGGCAGCAAAACAACGGGGCATGACGCTTTCGCCTATGAAGAAAATGGCAAAGGGTGGCAAGGTTAAAAAATAATTCATGGCATATCTGTATTCTAACGTGCCTTATTTTAAGGCGTGGGTGAGGCGTGAGTATACACACAATCATCAGAAGTATCATGGCGAGTTTTTACACGCTATGGTGATAGGCGTCACAACTTTGCCGAATAGATGCTTGAGTTTTCAAGTCATGTTTACGGGCAGTGTTGCAGAGGGGGAGGACGAGGATGAAGTTCATGGTGGTGCCATGTGGGCGAGAATGCCCATAACGGCATTAGTTGGAGATATACCTTTGGAGGAATGGCCTGAACCTATGGAGACTTATGCCGCGCAGCCTTGGGACTGTGCGTCTCATCATCATTCAGTGTTTGTCATGGATAGAACCACGCCTTGTCCTTGGCTGGCAAAAATAAATGGCGAAATGTATCCAGCTAAATATTTGTTTACGGTAGATTATACGGAAAGCGAGATAGCGGATGATCCTGCGCAGCATAAGCAGAGTCATGTTTTGCAGCTTTTAGAAGCGGGTAGTTGGACAGGAAACATAGTAGCCTTACCAAACAACCGCGTTAGAGTTACGCATCCCGCGTGGTTTGTTACAGGTGAGGGGCCCCCTGACTTCAAACCTTCTCAGCATGTACATTACTCTAAATCTGATTTAGACTACACCTTAGACGTTAATCGAATATTCGATAATCTGTACAACGAGGAATGACATGGCGGTTTCAAACAGCGTAGATTTCGAACTGGATGTAGATGAATACATTGAGGAAGCTTTTGAGCGTTGCGGCTTAGAGGTGAAGACAGGTTATGATTTAAAGACAGCAAAGCGTTCTTTGAATCTTATGTTGGCTGATTGGGCAAACCGTGGATTAAACCAGTGGACGATTGCACAACGCACTGAAACGATGGTTGAGGGAACAGGAGCATACGCTCTTAGTACGGATATTATTGATATTTTGTCCGTGGTTGTTCAACGTGACGGAACGGACTACTCTTTGTCTAGGTTAAGCCGAGAGGAGTATTTAAACATACCCAACAAGGCCACCAAAGGTCGTCCTAATCAATTTTTTCTAGATCGACAAATTATACCTAGTTTAAAAATTTGGCCCACGCCGGAAAACAGTACAGACGTTGTGTATTATAATGCACTTACGCGCATGGATGATGCGGACACATATATTAACACTTTAGACATGCCTTTTAGGTTTTACCCCTGTTTAGCCGCGGGTTTGGCTTATTATATCTCGGTAAAACGAGCCCCGCAGCGCGTACAACTATTGAAAGCCATGTATGAGGAAGAGTTTGAACGTGCAATGACGGAAGACCGTGATAGAGCTTCGTTTAACGTGGTGCCACAGTATCAGTACTATAGGACGGGTTGATGACCAAGTTTGCAAGTGGAAAAAACGCTTTTGCAATTTCTGACCGTTCTGGTTTTCGGTATCGGTATAAGGATATGCGAAAAGAATGGAACGGTTTGTTGGTTGGTAGGGATGAGTGGGAAGCCAAACAGCCTCAGCTAGGTCCTTTTAGAGAGGTTTCTGATCCGCAGGCTTTGCAGGATGCACGTCCTCAGTTTCCTGATACGAACACGCCGTTTATGGTTAAAACTACTAACGGAATTACTTATTTAGGAAACGGGAACTGGGCTACGTCAGGAACCGCGGAACTTCCAACGGAAATAAACAATACTGTAGCTTTAGAGGGCTCAGTAGGTGAGGTCACGGTGACAACATGAGCTACACATACACAGCACTTAAAACAGCCATACAAGATTACACGGAAAACGACGAAACAACGTTTGTTAAAACCCTGCCTATTTTTATTAAAAATACAGAAGAGCGTATTTTAAAAAACGTACAGTTAAGCTTGTTTCAAAAGAATGTTTCTGGAACTCTAACTTCCAGCAATAAGTTTTTAAACTGCCCCAGTGATTTTTTAGCTCCGTTTTCTTTATCCTTTACTAATAGTAGTACTCAACAGATATTCTTAGATTTTAAAAACTCGGACTTTGTTCAATCGTTTACCCCGAATGCTGCGGTTACGGGACCGCCTCGGTATTACGCGCAATACGATTTACAAAACTTTATTATAGCGCCTACGCCGGACAGTGGGTACGCGGTGGAGCTTCACTATTTCTATCGTCCGTTAAGTTTAACGCAGAGCGCCTTTACGTTAACGTTAACCAGTGTTGTAGGTACTTTTACCGCGGCGGATACGATTACTGGATCAACTAGCGGTCAATCTAGCGGAGTTAACGCTGTACCATCTTCTACAACGCTGACTGTTGTAATTCCAAGCGGCGACTATGTTGTTGGAGAAACGATTACGGGAAGTGACACGGGTGCTACCGCGGTAATTTCAGCTATTGGAGCGGATACAACTGTTTCGTGGCTCAGTGACAACGCCGAAATTGCCATGTTGTACGGCTCGTTGATGGAAGCCTACATTTTTATGAAGGGTGAGCAGGATATGGAAGCGTTATATGAGAAGCGGTTTGGAGAGGCTATTATGGGACTGAAGATGCTGGGAGAAGCCAAAGAAGTTACCGATGAATACCGTACCGGACCTGTAGTGAGGCCAAAACAATGAACAATATGTCTTTTGGCGTGTCCATGTCTAACGATTTTAAGGTTGGTGTTGAGACTACGAATAACCGAGGCTTTACGCCGGAAGAAACTGCGTTGCGTTGCGTAAACAAGATAATTGGTGTTTCCGACAACGCTCCTCCTGCCATACGGGATCAGGCCCGTGCATATCGCTCCGAGATGGAGAAGATAATTTCGGTGTATATGAAACAGGCTATCCAAAGTGACCGTACTACGGTATACAATGCAATAAAGGATTCTGGTCAGCCTGAGTTGGCCGAATATATAAGGAAAATGTAGATGGCTTTCAGTGGCAACTTTCTATGCACGTCGTTCAAAGTAGAACTAATGAAGGGCGTACATAACTTTACGGCAGCAAGTGACCAATTTAAACTGGCCTTGTATGATAACAGCGCCAGTTTCACCGCGGCAACAACTGCGTACACTTCTAGTAACG